TGCAGGAGAACTATAGATGGCAAAGCAAACAATCAATATTGGTAGTGCGGCTAATGACGGAACAGGTGATCCGCTCCGTACAGCCTTTGATAAAATCAACGATAACTTTAGTGAGATTTACACTGAATTAGGTGGAACCACAACCAGTAATATCAAAATTACTGGTAATACTATTGGAACTGATCTCGGTACAGGCAACCTACAACTAACCGCAGATGGTGGCACGATAGTAATCGATTCTTCCGTTGCATTACAATTAACTGATCACACAGATGATGCGATTGTTAAGTTTGATGCTGACGGGAATCTAGTAGATAGTACAATCACATATGATGGAACCACATTAACTGCTGGTGATGTGACAATTGATCAGAGTACTGGTACAATTACAACAGCATCAACAGATATTATTTTAGCACCGGGTGGTGGTGATGTGCTTCCAGCCAACACTGAAGTTGAAAGTTTGGGTGGTGCGTCAAATATTTGGTTGACAATATGGGCAAAACGTTTAAACGTTACAGGTGATAGAATTAACCTTGCTTCAAGTTATTCACCACCAACAAGTGTCGGAACAGCCGGAGATGTTGAGGGCGATATTGCAGTTGATGCTGGATTCTTTTACTATTGTACCGCATCACACGATGGTAGTACAGATATTTGGGTTAGAGTAGCACTAGACGCAACACCATTCTAAGGAGAAAGTAGATGGCCGAATTGTATATTATTAATGTAGGTAGTACCGTCGATGACGGAACCGGCGATTTACTACGAGATGCATTTCAAAAAGTTAATGATAACTTTGAACAAGTTTGGGAAAAAAACAAGTGTTAACAGTAATCTAAACATTAGTGAATTTACAGTTAATAGTGATGGTGACTTAATTCTCACTCCTGCAGATGAAGTTAAGATTACAAAGTCCACTATCATTAATAGTGAAAAGGGTGATTACGATACCACTATTCATGGTGATGAAATTGATAATGTTTTGTTTGTTGATGCTAGTACTGGTCGTGTTGGTGTAAGAACTAATACCCCATCAGCAACTTTAGACGTTGATGGAAACCTCAATGTTTCTGGTACAATTACAAGTGTAGCATTAAACACAACAGGACACACAATCATTGGTGATGCTGTTGATGATACAGTGACATTCCATGCGAGAGTCAATAGTGTATTTCAACCTTTCGGAAGTCAAACACTTGGTACAATAACAAATCGTTGGCAGAGTGCGTTTTTGCAAAACCTCGATGTTAGCGGAACAATCAGTGGTACTATTGCTGGTGTAATACCAAATGATATCGATAACGATATAACAAGATCTAATAGATTAGAAGTTACCGATGCTGAAGTTACTGAAATGTTGGTAACTGGCAACTTAACAGTCCAAGGTACAACAACTACACTTGAAACAACAGAAGTGATGGTTGATAATGCAATCGTGTTTGAAGGTGTCACAGAAGATGACTTCCAAACAACTATTACAGTTGCAGAACCAACACAGGATAACACAATTACATTCCAGGATGCATCAGGTACAGTTGCATTTTTAAGTGATGTAACTGCAAGTGCTGGATTACAGTCTGGTGACAATGTAAGTGAACTAACCAATGATGCTGGTTACCTAACAAGTTACACTGAAACCGATCCAGTATTCTCAGCAAGTGCAGCATTTGGTATTGCCGCAGGTGATATTACTAATTGGAATACAGCATTTGGTTGGGGCGATCATAGTACAGCAGGTTACACCACGTTTGATGGTGACTATAACAGTCTAACAAACCAGCCAACTATTCCAGCAGATGTAAGTGACCTAACTGATACAACTAGTTTGTTAGTGCATTATGCTGATAGTGATGTAGCAACTTACCTAAATGGTAACTTAGATTCGCATATTATCCCAGATACAAATAGCACATATGACATTGGTAGTGCTGAATATAAGATTAGACACTTGTACTTGAGTCAAAACAGTTTAAAATTTGTTGATAACAGTGATCCACTTAATATTGTTGAATATTCACTTGGTGCTCCAGGTGGTGTACTCACATTCAATGGGGAACAAGTAGGTGGAACTTTTGGACTTGCAGCTAATACAGGTACACATACATTTAATCCAGCAACCGAAACACTTACATTCCTAGGAACTACTGGACAGATTAATGCAGGTATTGCAGCTAACAATGTAACACTGGAGTTGGATACTGACCTAACTGGTTTAACAACTATTAACACACATACTATTCCAGGTGGTACAGGAACACTAGCATTAACCAGTGATATTCCAACGGTACCAACTACAATAAGTTCATTTACAAATGATTCTGGCTATATTGCACCTGTTGCAGTACCAACTACTAGTGTTGGTCAAGCAGGTGATGATTCTGGGCTATTTGCATTAGATGATTCTTACATATATTATTGCACAGCCGCACATGACGGGAGTACAAATATATGGAAGCGTGTTGCGTGGTCAGTTGACACTTGGTAAACTGAATAAATACTATAAAGAGGATCCTTAATGTCAGCACCCGTATGGTATACTAAACAAACTAACCTTGGCGTAATTCAAGAAGGCGCATTCTACCAGTTTGGACTCGATGCTCGAGATCCTAGTGGTGGGTCAATTGAGTATGGCGTGGTTTCAGGAAAACTACCAGACGGAGTTGAATTATCCAGCGCAGGAACATTATTTGGACAACCTAAAAAGATTGTTCAGGGTGTTCCTTTTGAAGTATCACAGGATATTACAAGTCGCTTTACAGTTCGTGCAATCAGTGAAGACTTTATAGTAACTGACAAAACCTTTAGTTTAACAGTAACAGGGCAAGATGTTCCTGTATTCAGAAGCCCGGCATATATAGGTACATTTATTGATTACCAATATATGGATTATAAGATCGACGTTGATGATCCCGACACTAATGATACTTTATTTTATGAATTCATCAGTGGTGAATTGCCACCAGGTGTCAAATTGACCAGTGATGGTTATTTGAGAGGATTTATTTCTCCTGTACTTGTGAAAGGTTCAACAGCAGCCGGTGATTATGATGCGAGTCCATATGATACTTCACCGTTTGATAGTGGAAGTGGAGTTGCAAGTTTTAGTCACTTGTATACTTTTATTGTTCGTGTAACTGATGGCAAAGCATACGTCGTTAAAGAGTTCAGCTTCTTTGTGTTTGGTGGATTCGATTTAAACTCAGACGTAGATACTGTTTCCGCTGACCATACTGAAGCCATCACTGCTGACAACAGTAGTGCATACAGTCCAGTGATATTACATACTGAAAGTGATCTTGGTAAGCATCTACACGATAACAAATTTAACTATAAAGTGGATGCTGTTGATTATAGTGGTGATGCGATACAATATAGTATTAGCGCAGGTGCTTTACCGGATGGTTTGACCATTGAACCTGATACAGGGTGGATTCATGGCAACTTACCATTTGTTAATGTATTACAAGAAGAATATACATTTACCGTAAAAGCAGAAAAAGTATTAGATCCTGCCAATTTCTTTGATACACATGAATTTAAACTTACCATCACAAGCAACAAGAACTTGGAAATTACATGGAATACACCGAGTGATTTAGGTACGTTAACAACAGGTGAAGTTTGCACTATTAACATAGATGCTGTTGCAAAGAACGGTAGTAAATTAAATTATGAGATATTACCAGTAACTGGTAATAGAGTTCCACAGGGATTGCAACTATTACAAACTGGCGACTTGCAAGGTCGTATAAGTTTCAAAACATTCCTACTCGACGGTGGCGACACTACACTGGATGATGACGAAACAACAATTGATGGAACATACTACTTTACAGTACGGGCAATTGATAATAGTAGAACGTTGTACGCAGATAGACAATTTAAGGTTCGTGTTATTAACTTCTTTAAAGAACCATATGAAGATGTGTATATTAATCTGTTACCTAAGGAAGAAGATAGATTAGTTTGGCAAAATATGATCTACAATAATCAGGACATACCTGAATCATTATTATATAGATCAACAGACATATATTTTGGTAGACAAAAAGAAGCAAGTATGCTGTTCTTACCTGGCATGCCAGCGAGCTCATTTGCGAAATGGGGCAAGGCAACTATGCGAAACCACTACACAATTACATTAAGATTTGGTGATTTTGCATACGCAAAGGCACAGGACAGTAATGGAAATCATATATATGATGTTGTATATGTTAACATGATTGATATCAACGATCCACCAGCTGGTATGATAGCAAACACATTTATTCGTTATAGTAGTATTAACAACAATATTACTGTTGATGAAAGTGCCCATATTGACAATGCAAATTTAACAGCAGACAGTTACAACAACAATATACTATATCCTGCAAGATTATCCACTATGAGAACACAAGTTGAATCAGTACTAGGAAAATCAGATAGTAGAACACTTCCACGTTGGATGACAAGTGTTCAGGATGAAGGGCGTGTTATAGGTTATACACCTGCATGTGTTATTGCATACGTTAAGCCTGGTGAAGGTGAGCGTATATTATACTATCTAAATATTAATCGTGATATCCATTTAAATGAAATTGAATTTACCGTTGATCGATTTAATGTTGACGGGTACTATAGTAGAAACTATAATAAGACAGATGATGAATGGTTGGTGCGTCCGGAAACCACATTTGATAGATACAACCTTGCAGAATTTACTGGTGATGGCAGTACCACCGTTTTTGCATTGGAATACGCACCTATTGCTGATAGATCAGTTTATATAACAATCAATGGGATACCTGTTCCAAGATCAGACTTTACAATATCTAGTGGTGTGGTCACATTCAACACGGCACCGGTTAATGCAAGTACAATTCTAATTGACGATACGAGCTACCTATCAAGTGAAATGGAAACATCACTCGATGGTGGCGCAACTAGATTTTTTGCATTTACTGATAAAACTAGAACTGATGTAAAAGAAGGTAATCAGTATGTCAAGTTCCCACGTTGGCATATTACAGATCTACCATAAAGATAAATATAATATAATATTATACGGAGTTTTAAACAAAATGGCAAGTTCAATTAATACGGCAAATATCGACGGTAGCTTTCCTGTTGCTGGGCAAGACAACAGTAGTCAAGGCTTTCGAGATAATTTTACAAATATTAAAACAAACTTTGGTTATACCAAAAGTGAGATTGAAGATTTACAAGCAAAAGCAATACTAAAAGGTGCATTAACAGGTACTACACTTGATAATGATATGGATGGAAATATCATCTATAACGTTGAAATGAACCAATTGGGTATGACAAAAAATGGACATGGTGTCGTAGGTGGCTCTACTGTAATTAACTTTGGAGATGGTTATTTCCATACTTTAACAACTAGTGGAGCAGTAAATCTTGGCTTCCAAGGATGGCCAACAAGTGGTACATACGCAGAACTAGTAATTTCAATTACAGTCACAGACGTTGCACATACACTGGAATTTCCAGTAGCAGTCGTATATGGACTTGACAGTGTTCCTGGTATTAGTTCACAGATTGTTACATTCCCTAGTGTTGGACAATATGTTTTTAAGATTAGTACAGATGATAACGGTACTAGTATGCGTGTACAATACGAGAGTCAGCCACAAGTAGCGGGCTCGGTTGTGTATCGCACAGTATCAGCATCAATTGGTGTTGCTGGAGACACACAAGGCATGGTAGCAGTAGATGCAGACTATGTTTATGTATGTACAGCCGATTATGATGGAAGTACAGCAGTTTGGAAAAGAGCCGCAGTATCAACCTGGTAAATTTTTTAAAAAACTCTTGACTTTGCCATTAAAAC